GCTCAAGCTGATCCGCCGTCTGGCCCGCGTACACGACCACCCTGTCGCTTTTCACCGCAAGCCGGAGGCCCTGCTCCTTGGTGATGCGCTGCATGAACTCAAGGTCGCTCTCCTGCCGCTGCTCCACCCGCTCGTAGACCAGCTCAGGCCCACGATAGAGCGTGTCCAGCCCGGCGGCGCCGGCAATGTCCGCGATGACCATGGTGATGGGCGTCTTCTCCCACGAGCGGGTCTTCTTCTGGAGCATGAGCGAGGATTTCACGGCGGCGGGCACGGCCTTGACGGTCACGGTGTCGCCGCCTTCCACGCTTGACTCCAGCTCCATCTCGTCCACCTCGAACGTCCCGCAGGGCAATTCCTCGACCGCGCCGATCTCCCGCCAGTTCTCCGTGAGGATGCTGGCCTCGATCACGTCCCCGGTCTGCGGGAGCCAGTCGCCTTGCCAGATGCCCTCGCGGTCCTCCAGCACGATCTGGAGGTCGTCCAGCTCCTCGTCGGCCTTGTCCGTGTAGGTCAGGCTGACGAGGTACGGCATGAGGTCGAGGGTCACGTCATGGCCCTTGAT